TACAGACTCTTCTGTGCGATGTAGCAACATTCTATCATTTTGTGCATGAATCGCACTGGAATGTAAATGGCCCTGATTTTTATCAGTACCATAAATTCTTTGATGAGATTGTAAGCGATACTTATGAAAGTATTGACCCTATCGCAGAGAATATTAGAAAGCTTGGCGGCAAGCCAGCGTATCGTATGACTGAGTTAGTAAAAGGTTCTAATCTAAAAGTGCCTAATGACAGTGAAGACTTTGCTATTAATTTAGCAAAAAATATTGCTAATCTTAACAAGCAGATTATTGATGAGTTAGTCGAAACATTCGATACTGCTAATAAAGAAAATGAGCAGGGCGTCGCTAATTTTATTGCTGAGCGCATTGATATGCACCAAAAATGGCAATGGTTCCTTAATTCATCTATCGGTGCGTAATGGATTCAACATCAGAAGTTATTTCTAAAATCGTTGCTTTGCTTACCGCAGTAACTACTGAGCAAGAAGACATTGCTTACAGCATTGTTTTCGAGATGGACCCAATTGAGCTCTTTAGCGCTCTTACCGGTGTCTTATTAAGCGTATTCAATAAATTATCTAGTATCACAGGTGATTCTGTAGAATATTATTTGCAAGAACTAGGTAAATTAGCTTTTAATATTAATCCGAATGAACACTGAAGAAACATTACCAACTGGCGTTACTTTAAACGCTAACCATGAAGATCTACTCTCTATCGAGCTAGAATACGAAATCGTTAATAGCACTGTTTGTCAAAAATGTGATTGTATTTTTGAAAGCATATTATTTACCAGTGGTAACCGGCATGAAGGTGCAATAAGAATTAATAATAATACAAATTATTCATGGAAAAATTCGTTGCCCAAAGATAGAACCCGTTGTTTGAAAATTCTTGATGAGAATCTTCAAAAAAAGCTTGACATTCATAACAAAGGACACAATAATGATTAAGTACAGCATTAACCCAAGCAAAGATGCAAAAGCGATCAACAATGCCAGCCCAACATCACCAATCGAACAGTCAGGTGATTCTGAGCAGGCAAAAGGTGCTTATGATCTTGACTCGGGTGAGCAAGACGACAACTAAGGAAAAAATAAAGTGACAGATTACCAGCCTGTAGTGCATATCGTCATTCCTGACACCCAGGCCAAAGATGGTGTACCAACAGACCACTTAAGCTGGATCGGCAACTATATTGTCGAAGAGTACCACAATAAACTTATCAGAATTATCCATCTTGGAGACCATGCTGATATGCCTTCTTTGTCTGCATATGACAAAGGCAAGAAAGCGATGGAAGGACGCCGTGTCATCAAAGATATTGAAGCTGCGAATGAAGCTTGGCGAATTCTTAATCAGCCTCTTTACGATTACAATAACAATCGTAGGCAATCTAAGCATGCTATTTGGAATCCTGATCGCTATATTCTTCTTGGTAATCATGAGGATCGTATTAATCGAGCCACTAATAATGATGCTCAAATTGATGGTTTATTTAGCACGGATGATCTGGACTACGAGCGTACGGGCTGGAAGGTTTCTCAGTTCAAAGAAGTTCTTTGGCTAGACGGTGTAGCTTACAGCCACTTCTTTTACAATCCAATGACCGGTAATCCATACGGTGGGAATATTGAAACAAGATTAAAGACAATTGGTCATTCTTTCACCATGGGTCACCAGCAGACACTCATGTATGGCCTACGCTTTGTTGCTGATAAGAGCCAGCATGGTCTTGTAGCAGGAGCTTGTTACCTACACAATGAGGACTACAAGGGTCCGCAAGGCAATGCTCACTGGCGTGGAATTATCGTGAAGCACCAAGTCCGAGAAGGACAATATGATCCCATGTTTGTTTCATTGGATTATCTGTGCAGACGCTACGAAGGCATGAGCCTAGAACGGTTTAAAGAGCTAAAGTATCCGCATATGTAGTATATGAATACTTCATCTTCAAGAAGAAATTTTAAATGTGTTTTTAATCCTTATGTAACAAAGGATAATCACGATGCGATCGTTCGATCGGTTATTTCTCAATTTGAAGGGTATGGAGCTGATCCAGAAGTTACCGTAACTGATGATGGATTCATTATAACGCTAACTGTCTCTGATGATCTTAGCCCATTAGCTATCCGTGACAAGATTTTGTGGAACCGTTTTATTGAGCGTGTAACTACACAGGATTCTATACGTAAAATTCAAATTGTTCGTTTGCCAAAATCATCCAAGGACGTAAACGAAGGCACGGTTGGTGCTTTTGGCCCCAATGCCACAGCCACTGGTGACACAGGCGTAAACGAAAAACTTAATATAGACCATCCACAAGTTAGCTATATTATTGGTGATACAGAGCTTGGTAATGTTGCAAGCTTGCGTTATGCTGACCCAACTGGGGATATGCTGCCTGCTACATTGGGCCCAATCACAGAAGATGGTGGTCCAGTCGATGAGAATTTAATCAGCGACATCACAAAAATGGATAAACCACACAAAAACTTAGCAAAAGTTTTTATGGGTTTCCGTCGTGTATCATTCCAGAGTGATACAGGTGATTCTTTCACATTGAATACTGTCAATGGGCTAACAGACGTTAACGATGTTAAGCGTTTGACTAAAACAGATCCTGATGCTGCTCTTCCTGGTACGGGGTTGCCAACTAGATTAGACAGTAGCTTTAGAACAGAAGTAGGCAATGCTTCATCCACTGCTATGGGTGAAAAGCGTGTTGAAGACTCTGCATCGGCAGCACCATTGGCTACTATTAGTGCAAGCGTGCTTAATAATGATGAACCAGAGGAAGAGGATGCGATCAGCTCCTTAGATATACCACAAAGCCATGGTGGGGCACGATCGGTGCCTGATAAACAAGTCCGTGGATGGTTCTCCAGCAACCACTTTGGATTAAATGAAACTTACGATTATATAGGTGATGTAGATGACTCAAGTTATTTCTAATTACAAGGTATACTCTGCTGGCGAAACCGCTCCTGCTTATGTTCCTGGTGATTTTATTCTTGTTTCAACCAAAGGTATATTAGCTAAGTTTATTCGCCTTGGGCAAATCATTCGCTACCACGGTAAAATGAAACCATTCAGTCACTGGAACCACGCTGCTATGGTCGTTGACACTGATGGTACCATAGTAGAAGCAGTAGGCCGTGGCGTTGTTTATAGCAACGTCAGTGAGTACAACGATGTAGAATATTACTATGTTAAAACCAAGTTAAACAAACAAAGCCGTGAACAAACTGTCGCTGCTGCCAAAAGTTTTATCAAAGACAAATACGGATGGGTTACAATCATCAGTATTGCTTTTGAGCTTTTAACTGGTATTAAACTACAATTTACCAATAACAACACTATGATCTGTAGTGCTGTAGTAGGGCAATCCTTATGGGCTGGCGGAATCATCTTTGATACCAATCCTTATCAGATTATGCCAGCGGATCTTGCGTCTGCATTTAATATAACTTGTAATAAAACACAAAAAAATGCATAAAGCTTGACTTATAGCAAATTTGCTATTATCATGAAAATATGAAAAAAGTAACAATTACCATTATTTACGATCCTCGTGATAATCAAAGCGATGAGCTAGCAAGCCAAGAGATCAGTGAAACAGTATCTGGTCTATTGAACAGCCTGCGCACTCAGGTCAATGGTGTTCAGGTGGCCGTAAAGTTCCAAAACCAAAAGGATAAAAATGACAATTAATTTCAACAATGTATTTGAGACAACTGCCGTACGCAACGTAGTACGTGGTGCTGTTTCCAGTGCGGTTGGTGCGCTTGTCGCTTGGGGTACCACTAAGTGGGCTAGCCTAAGCACTAGCAACCTTTCGTACCTGGTCCCAGTGTTCACGACTGTTTACTTTGGCCTTGTTCACTTCCTTGAAAAGAAGTACCCTAAGCTCGGTTGGTTGCTTGGTGTTCTACCAAAGGCTACGCCAGTTTTGATTGTGCCAACAGTTAAGCCTACTCCTGCTCCAGAGCCTACTCCTGCACCAAAGCCAGTGCCTGCTGTTACAAAGGCCACTGCTCCTGTAAAGAAGAAGGTTGCTGAGAACGACCCCGTTGCTAAGAAGGCGCCGGTGGCCAAGAAAGCTGCTCCCAAGAAAAAGTAGTTTTTAATCCGGGGTAGCTCAGTGGCAGAGCAGGGCACTGTTAATGCCTTGGTCGTAGGTTCGAATCCTACTCCCGGAGCTTTGGCCTTGTAGCTCAGTTGGTTAGAGCGCTACCCTGTCACGGTAGAAGTCGTGGGTTCAAGTCCCATCAAGGTCGCCAATGGGGGATGGTGTAATGGCAGCACATGAGGTTTTGGTCCTTTGAGTCAGGGTTCGAGTCCTTGTCCCCCAGCCAGCCGGGTAGGTGCTGCGTTGGTAGCGGCAACAGAGCTTATACCTCTGTGGTCATTGGTTCAATTCCAATTGCCCGGACCATTTAAAAGTATCAACATATCACCTAGTAATTATAGGGCTAGTTGCCCATTGTCCAGCGGTTAAATACCAGAATACGGAGATATCATGACATCGATGTTCGATCACGATGATTCAATCAACCTAGCTTATAATGCAAAAATGGCGGGTAAGCAGCTAGTTGCTGCAAAGCATGAATTGCTTAGCAAGACTGGTGAATTTTTGTTTCTAGCTCACAGCGATCGCGAATTCGCTATGCGTTGCCAGTTTGTTGAAGAGGACATCGAAAAGATTGCTCACCGCAAGCTTGCTAGTCTTAGCGATAGCAAGGCTAAGCTGGTTCGTGCTGCTTACGATGAGTGGCAGATTCGTCATGCCAGCTGTTCAATGTGCCAAACTAAAACGGCGATGCCTATGGTAGAAGTTTTCCCAGCTGGTCAAACTCACCCATATGAGTCTGTCCGACAACTAGGCTACGGCAGCACTAACTTCCAAG